CAATAAGAACACCAAAGATTTTGGGGCACAACTAAAAGCCATTGTAGAAAAGGAGCTGAGTTAGAATGACCATTGCTTCAATCGAGTTGCAAAAAGGACTCTACACTCATTTGTCTTCTGGACTCTATGAGGTGTATGAATTGGTCCCACCTGATACTGACATGCCTTATATCACTATTGGGAATATCACTAAGGCGAACAATTACACCAAAACAAACAGGCGCTACACCTTTAGCTGTACAATCCACAGCTGGTCTAGGGGCACAAGCTCTATGGAGCAGAAGACTATTGATGAATTCATTCATGAAACATTGATGGTGGGGTTCACAGTGACTGGGTATGCAGTCGATATTGTGCGGTTGACAATGGGCGAAAGCCTAAGAGAAGTTGGCAGTGACAGCTCTGTATTCCATGGAGTACAAGAGTTCGAAATCACACTGGCTGAACAATAAAAATAAGGAGTGAACAATTCGATGGCAAAAAAAGGAATTGATTTTGTAATCAATGTAAATACAGGTACTGATGCAGTGCCAGTATGGACTCAGGTTGGTGGACAGCGAGGCGCTTCCCTATCCAGAAGTGCTGACACTTTCGATGCAACAACCAAAGATTCTTTGGGATGGAAAGAGTTCGAAGCAGGGTTCAAGGAATGGTCTATTGAAGCAGATGGCTTGGTATTGACTACTGATGTGGCTTACACAGCCCTTGAAACAGCCTACACAACTGGTGCAAAGGTGAAGGTTCAAATTGAAGATGGTTCGGGTTCTGATTATTCAGGCTTTGCAATTGTGACAGACCTACCCATTGATATGCCATATGATGACCTTGTGACCTACTCTTGCACATTGCAAGGCACAGGCGCATTAGAAAAATCAGTCTAATCACTGAATAACCAAGACAATCATTTAAAAGGAGAATAAGACATGGCAAAGAAAATTGTAGCTATTGAAGTAGAATATAAGGAAAAACACATTCGATTGGGCATGAATGCCTTGATTGAATTGGAAGGGATTCTGGGCAAACCAATCACAGCTATTGGTAGTTCGGAAGTTTCACTGTCAGACTTGCGAGCCATGCTATATGTAGGCTTGAAATGGGAAGACAAAAAGCTAACCCTCGACACTGTAGGCGACTACATGGACTCCATCATTGAAGAGAAAGGTATCAAATACTTGTCTGATAAGTTGGGAGAAGCCCTACAAGGTTCTGTCGGTACTTCGGCCTTACCCTCTGAATAAGCTTGGCTATATCGATGAAAAGCAGGTGTTCCAGATTGCCTATGGGACACTCAAGCTTCCACTCGATTCTTTAGAAAATCTTACTCCAAATGAATTGTCTTGGCTCCTAGAGGGTCACACAGAGGAACAGAAGAGCCATTATGAGTGGATAGCCTATGCTTTCAGAGCAGGATATGTCTCAGCCCACAATGGCAAGAAAATTAGACTGTTCGAAGAAAAAGAAGTCAACAAGGTCAATAAGATAACCAAGGAAGAAAAAGAATCTCAATTGGCTTATTTGGCAGACAAATTTAATAAGGAGTAGCTTTCAATTCGGAAGTTACTCCTTTTTTTTTATCAAAAAATGAAAGAAATGAGGTGAACAAATGACTGAAAAGAATATTATGGTTGTCCTCGGAGCGGATGTCAGCAACTTTAAAAGCGCCATGGACACTGTTCAGAGCAGTACCAAAACTGCTGTAAATGGTGCCGCCACAACCTTTGATGGGGCAGGCGAGAGCGCCACTAAGAATAGTGGGGTTATCAAGAATGCCTTCATGGGACTGGGACCAGTGCTTGCAGGACTCTTTGCCATAGACAAGATAAAAGACTTTGGTGTGGGCATGGTGGAATCAGCCGCTACTGCTCAGGCGGTCAATGCTCAATTCTCCAATGTCTACAGGGATGTGGCAGATAGTGGGATTGGCGACTTGAATCGCTTGGCAGACACCTACAACATCTTACCTGAGCGATTGAAACCAACTATGTCTGCTGTTCAGAGCTTCTTCTTGGGTTCTGGAGCAGATGCACAGACCTCTGCTGACATGACAGAAAAGGCAATGAATCTGGCCGCCAATGGTGCCGCCTACTATGACAAGTCACTGGAAGATGTCGGAGGAAGCCTGAAATCATTCCTTATGGGAAACTATGAGGCTGGGGATGCCATTGGGGTCAGTACAAATGCAACCAAGATTGCAGAAGCCTACAACCAGAAATATGGAGGCTCCTTTGATGACCTGAATGAGGCACAGAAAAGCGACTACCTTTTGGAATATGTAGAAGGTGTTTATGCCGCCAATGGTGCAATGGAAGCAGGGACAGCAGAGGCAGACTCTTGGGGAAATGTCATTGGGAATGCAGGAGCGACTTGGGACAAGTTCACAGCCGCTCTGGGTACAGCTGTATTGCCTACAGTCACAGGTTGGATTCAAAACCTGTCCAATTGGCTGAATCAGGTAGATGTGAATGCCATTCTATCAGGGTTCCAGAACTTTGGAAGCTATATGATGGATGTCTTTGGGCCAACTATCGATACAGTCAAGGGGATTGTACAAGGTCTCTTGGATAAATTTGTTGATAGTGGTGGGATTGAAACCGCAAAAGGGGCCATTGAAGGAGTCAAGGGTGCTCTCTCTTGGTTCCAAGACAATGGTGAAGCAGTCACAGCAATACTTGGTGGATTATTGGGTGGACTCTTAGCATTCAAGACAATCACTGCTGTTGTGGGAGCAATCAGCACTGTCAAAACTGCAATCACTACATTGAAGACAGCTACAAGTCTTGCAGATTTAGCTCAAAAAATCTTCAATGGCACATTGTTGGCTAATCCTTACACTTGGGTGGCTCTTGCTATTGGTGTATTGATTGGGGCAATTATCCTCATTTGGCAAAACTGGGACCAAGTAAGTGCATGGCTACAAGCTTCATGGGCAACCATTAAAGCAGTGGCTATTGCAGTTTTTAGTGCCATTGGCTCATTCCTGAGTGGATTATGGCAAGGAATCAAAACAGTCACAAGCAATGTCTGGGAGGCCATCAAATCAACCATCAGCTCTGCCATTAATGCCATTGCAAGCTTTGTTTCCAACACATTCAACAGTATGAAGGCGACAATTTCAAGTATTTGGGAAGGTATCAAATCAACCATCTCCAATGCAATCCAAGGAGCCAAAAATAAGGTATCTAGTACAGTACAGGGCATTAGCTCAGTAGTGAATGGTGTCTTTGGAGGCATCCGAAACACAGTGAAAGGAATCTGGAATGGAATCAAGAACTCTATCACAGGAGCCATTGATGGAGCAAAAAATGCAGTATCGAGGGCGGTTTCAGCCATCAAAGGCTTCATGAACTTCTCTTGGAGTTTACCTCCTTTGAAGATGCCAAAAGTCTCTGTTGATATGAAAAAGAACTCTTGGGGTATTCCTTATCCTGACTTTAATGTTTCATGGATGGCGACTGGTGGTATCGCAACTGGTGCCTCAGTAGTTGGGGTTGGTGAAGCAGGGGATGAAGCGATTGTCCCACTGTCGAACAAGTCAAGAATGAGACCTTTTGCAGAAGCTGTGGCTAAGATGATGCCAGAACAACAAGGTACAGGTGGGAACAATGATGGAGCAATCTATCAGTTCGAGATTCCTGTCATAGTTGATGGTAGACAAATTGCCAAGGCAACCGCTGAATTCACACAACAGGAACTAGACAAGTTGAAAGTTAGACAAAACAGACTACAAGGGGTTAGGGCTTAGGCTCTATCCTCTTTTTTTAAAATAGAGGAGTGAAAAAATTGAATATTACCTTTGATGGCAACAACTTATCAACTTATATCAAGGTGACACAGGTGAACCGAGGAATCATTCCAGAAAGGGAAAACAGGACTTACACCATCCCTAAAAAATCTGGGGTCTTCTATGATGGATACACCTACAAAGAAAAGGTCATTCCAGTGGAATTCATGATTGTGAACACTGACCTGAATGCAGTCAGAAGGGCCTTGGCTTCCATGTTAGATGTAGAAGCACCTGCACAGCTTGTCTTCTCAGATGAACCCAACTACTACTGGATGGCGGTCCCAGATGGCAAGGTGGACTTAGAAGAAATATTGAAAGTGGGCACAGGCTCAATCGACTTCTTATGTCCTAAGCCATGGGCTTATAAAACAGGCGAATCTGAGTTCATTCTGGCTCCTAGTCAGACAAAACTGACTGCCATAAACAATGGGTCAGCGCCAACCAGTCCAAAATTCACTGTCAATTTTGCCTCAGATTGTGGCTTTATCGGAATCACTAGCCCGCAGGGAATCATTCAGCTAGGCAACAAAATTGCTGTAGATGCCATCCCTGTTCCAAAATCCGAAAAGTTGATTGAGTCGCTTTTCAAAGGAACAGGAAGCGCCTCATGGGCCAAAAATACATTCCAACCATTTCATTTCAATGGCCAAGCTTCTGGAACTATCTATGAATCTTCTACTGATATCAAGGTAGACAACTTTGGAACATGGGGCACCAAACAATGGCATGGGCCAGTGC